ACTGGCGGTGCGCCTAGTGCATACACCGCAAGTCTAGTAGAGATAGGTACGTTTGAGTTAAACTCTAGTGCTGTACTGTCTTATATGAATAACTCTGTGACACTGACGGGACTCTCGGCTAGTCCTTCTCTTGTTACTACTAACATAAGTGCTATTGTAGGACAGTTTAGACCTGTCACTGGTCTTGAAGGTGTCTTATCACAAGGACAACTAGGTAACACTGGTTATAACTACTTACTTAAACCAGAGGGTGTTTCTGGTACTGTAAGTTATGGTGAGCCTATAGGTAAGGTTGTTTACAGGGCTAGACTACAGCACTTTGCTCCTTACAACCACGACCAAGAAGCAACTGTTAGCCTTGGTGCTGTGACTGTTGCAGTAGCTAATCAGGGACTTACGACCTCTAATATTGTTACCGCATCTCTTGGTAGTGTAGCCACCCTTGTAAATGCAAAACCTGCCCTTTCTGGTATTACCGAGTATACGACATTTAGTGACCCATCTTTAAGGTTTCAGTTAAGTTCTCTTAGCAGTTCTGCGACCCTTATAGGAACATTTGCACTTTCTGACTTAGCTAATAGTAGTGTACAAAAACAGTTAACAGATAGCTTCCCCTTAACTGTAAGTACAAATATTTATTGGACACTTAATAATTCTCACCCCGACCTAGTTGCAGAGGATTCATTAAAGGCTACTGTTTCTTTAGGACAGTTAGCTAACCAGAGTTCTACAGAGCAAGTTCCTGCACTACCCATAACCACAGCTTTAGGGTTAATAACTCTATCATCTCACAATACACTTCCTGTAACTGGTTATATTTCTACCGTGGGTCTAGGAAGTGTTCAAGCAAACGTACTTGAGCCTCTAACCTCTAGCTTCCCTACTACTGCATCTCTTGGCACTATTACAACCCTATCAACCTCAAAAGCGGTTATAAGTGCAGGGCTGGAGACTACACTAGAGTCTAATGTAATTGCTGCACCTGTTGCGTCCTCTACTGTATTCCCCAACGGCAACAGTGTATCTTCTTCTCTTGGTAGTATTACCTTCCTTGTAAGTGCTTCCTTTGATTTACCAACACTAGATCCAGTGACTGTTTTTCACGGTGGTGTTAGCTTTACCGCAATAGACGGACAGTACGTTGAGTTATTCTTTAACCCTAACGTAACTGCAATAGGTGTTACCTTTGATTATGAAACAATTAAGCACCTGTATAATCCTGCAAGATCCAGTTTCCCGATACCAATAAGCCGTGTAGCAAATGTAACAGAGACCTCCCCACGTAATGTAGCCGCCTAATAGGAATTGATATGAGTTTAGTTTGGCCCAATAAAGACCCTGATGAACTGCTAGACTACAGTGTAGATTGGACTACAGTTACAGAGGGCATGACTATTTCTAATGTAGTATGGTCTGTAAGGTCTACTAACTATCCTACAGAGACGGTACTAGCAGCAGGTAGAGATCTAACCTTTGCTAGTGGTGGAGCAGAGACTGATTCCATACAGAATATTTCTCAGGCACTTTCGGGTAAGTCAGCTATTATTTATATTGCTGGTGGAGTAGATAAAAGAGATTACACCTTTATCTGCACTATTACCACAAGTCTGAACACCACTATTCAACGGGCTGTCATACTCCGTTGTAGGAGCGTATAATGTCAACATCAGACTACAACAAGTGGGCTAGAAGTGAGTCCCCTTATACTAGTAACAACAATGAGAATGTAGCTACGTTTAATACGTCTACTTCTAAATACCACGTTACTCACGGTTCAAACCCAACCAAACTCAGTAAGTTTAATACATTTAGGGAAGCTAAGTGGTTTAAAGAGTATCTCCCTAAATTTTCTGGTGAGGTAAACTTAATAGTAACAGTAGCCTCTGGCACTAACAGTTATGGTACAGGTAACAAGTTTTACATTGGGGGAGCAGTAAGTCCATCAGTAGGTTTTGTCGCTGGAAGAACTTATGTATTTGACCAATCGGACTCTTCTAATTCCTCTCACCCACTAAGGTTTTCTACCACTCCTAACGGCACTCATGCTGGGGGTGGCTCTGAGTACACTACAGGGGTAACTGTATCGGGAACTGCTGGTTCTTCTGGTGCAACTGTAACAATCGTAATAAGTGCCAGTACACCCACTTTGCACTATTACTGTGTAAACCACTCTGGAATGGGAGGACAGGCATAATGCCTAAAGCGGGAATAGCTAATAAAGTAAAGGAGCATAATGCTAGGTCTAAGCATAAGGTAACGACCTCTATGCTAGAGGCTGTATACCGTCGTGGTATTGGTGCATATAAGACAAATCCCGGATCTGTAAGACCTAACGTAAAGTCTCCTGAACAGTGGGCTATGGCTAGGGTAAACAGCTTCCTTCGGATTGTATCGGGCTCTAAATCTCCTAAGCACGACAAAGACCTTCTACCAGCTTCACATGCTTCTAGTAGTAAGAAGTCTGACGAAGAAGTAACAAAGGCTGAGTATCAAGGGGAGCAAGTCACCTTAAACAAACCTCGTCGTATTAAGGGTGGCAACAAGAAGTTTGAAGTTTTCGTACAAAGCGGAGGTAAAGTCAAACGTGTGGCTTTCGGAGACCCCAATATGGAGATACGGAGAGATGACCCGAAAGCTAGGGCCAACTTCCGTGCAAGGCATAACTGCGACTCAAAGAAGGATAAAACGACAGCAGGATACTGGTCTTGCAGAATGTGGGAGGGAGGAACCTCAGTGTCACAAATCACAAAACATAATATCGAAGGACAAATCCTTAAGGCAGATGACGAACAACGTCTCGTCTATGGGTGGGCCTCAGTCGTTACCGAAAAGGGCGAACCTGTGGTTGATCGCCAAGGCGATGTTATCGAACCGGAGACACTTGTAAAGGCCGTGAATAACTTCATGGAAAATATTCGTGTCGGTAAAGAAATGCACAAAGGGGATCAGATTGGAGCGGTTATCCACTCTATGCCTGTCACCAAAGAGATTGGTGAATCCCTTGGCATCCAGAGTGACCGAGAGGGTTGGGTTGTAGCTTTTAAAGTCTACGATGATGACGTCTGGGCTAGGGTCAAATCTGGTGAACTTGCGGCCTTCTCAATAGGTGGTCGTGCAATCAAGGAATCTTATGATGCCTAATTTACTTAAACAACTTGAGTTAGATGAACTGTCCTTGGTTGATCGTCCAGCTAACAAACAAGCAATGGTCTCTCTTTATAAAAGGGACAACTCCGAGGGAGAAACTATGGAGAACGAAGTAGAAAAAATGTCTGATGACATGAAAGCCAAGCTGAAGCCTTACATGGACAAAGGTATGTCCGAGGACGAAGCTATGAAAATGTATAACATGGACATGAAGAAAGATTACCAAGGTCCGTTGGACGAGGTAGATACCGTTAAAGCTGAACTAGATCTAGCTAAAGCCGAGATTGATCGCCTTAGCAAGTCTCTGAAAGAAGCTGGTTACATCGTTAAAGCAGAATCAATCGAAAAAATGGTTGAGCCTGAGTATATGACTTACGGTGATGAGCAAATCAACAAGGCTGATATTCCTGCGCCTATTCTTAAGGCACTAGAAGAAGCAGAAGTTGCTAAGGCAGATGCTATCTTAGTTAAACATGCAGAGGCCGAACTACCACACTTTGATCTTGAAGTAGCCAAATCTTTGGTTGCCAATTTCGGAGACGAAGAAACAATCATGCAAGCACTCAAAGCAGCCGACAAAGCCTTTGAAGGTAGTATGACTGAGCTGGGTAAATCTGATGTTGACGGAGAGTTTGCCTCTGCGTCTGATAAGTTGGACGCCCTCGTAAAGTCCTACATGGACGAACATAAAATGAAGAAGAGTGAACATGCCTTGGCCTACGCTGCTGTAGCTAAGACCGATGAAGGTAAAGCTCTTATCACTAAATCCTATAAAGGGGAATAAAAATGGCTGTTACTCAATCACGAGACAACCGCACACTAATCTCTGCTGCTGATCTTAGCAGTTCACAATTTCTATTTGCTGCTATGGATGCTGCTGGTAAAGCCGCAGTTTGTGGTGATGGAGCCCAAGCTTTCGGTGTCATCGAAGTAGGTGGAACCGCCGCTGCTGCATCTACTATTACCGTATCTGGTAAAGTCATGGTCAAATGTGGTGGCACAGTCACTATTGGTGATGACGTGTCTTCGGACGCTGCTGGTAAAGCTGTCAACTCAGCTTCTGGCGATATTATCTTAGGCCGTGCCTACGAAGCTGGCGTAACTGACCAGTTGATCGCCATCGAGTTAATCTCCACTGGCAACGCACACGCTTAATAGCATAGAATAAGGAAACTAAATTATGCCACTATTGACACCATCACAGGTGCATATCGACCGCCCGCTGTCTAACTTGACACTGGCCTATGCACAATCACAAGAGAACTTTATCGCAGATAAGGTATTTCCCACGGTAGGGGTAGCTCGTCAGTCTGACAAGTACTACATCTATGACCGTGCCAACATGAACCGCACTGGTGACGTAAAGAAACTTGCGCCACGCACTGAGGTTAACCGTATCGGTATGGCTATCTCCAACAGCAGCTACTTTGCTGATGTGTATGGCCTTGGTATGGACTTCGACGAGCAGACTATTGCTAACGAAGACGAAGTACTACAAATCCGTCAAGCGGGTGCGGAGACTCTGGCTATGCGCCTGATGATCCACCGTGAGGAGCAGTTTGCTTCGACCTTCTTCGCTAACGGTGTCTGGACAACTAGTGTGTCTGGTGCTGCTTCTGGTGCAGGTACTCCTATCTACTGGAACGACTACACTAACTCAACACCTATCCAGAATGTTACAGAGGCTCGCCGTACTATGCAGCTTACCTCTGGTGGCTACAAGCCAAACACTATGGTTATTGGTAAAGAAGTTCGTGACATTCTGATTAACCACCCAGACATTCTAGCTCGCCTCAACGGTGGCTCGACTGTCAGCAACCCTGCTCTGATCACAGATGCTAAGTTGGCTGAAATCTTTGAAGTACAGAATCTCTACATCATGGAAGCAGTAAGAAATACTGCTGTAGAAGGTGCTGCTGAGAATACTGCCTTTATCGGTGGTAAACATGCTATGTTGTGTCACACACCAGCAAATGCCGGTCTTATGACCCCTGCCGCTGGTATGACCTTTGCATGGAACTCGATTCCCGGAGCAAACAATCTGGGTATTACTGTTGAGTCCTTCTCGGATGATGCACTCAAGCGTCAGCAAGTCGCAGAGCACATTCAAGTTAAAATGTCCTACGACATGAAAGTAGTTGGCCCAGACTTGGGTTACTTCTTTAACGGTATCGTTCAATAATAGTTGAACTGGTGGGATGCTTTAGGGTGTCCCACCCACATAGGAGACCCCGACATGATTAGACAAGAAGACTTCCCATTTCAGGTAGATCGCCCTACGTTTGTAAGAGTGCCCTTTACCGCTAACGGTAGGCAATGGGCTGCTGGTGATCACTTTCCTTGGAAAGAACTTAGCATAGACGATAACAAAGTCCGTATTCTCTACAATCAGAGAACACTATTTCATAACTCAGCTAAAGAAGTTGGCATGAGGGTTGGAGACGGCCTTGAAGCTTTAGATATAGACGGACTTAATGCCCTCGTTGACAGTATTAATGAAAAGGTGAAAGCCGCTGTACCAACAACAAGAGAGTATGACAAAAAGCGTTGTAAGAAGTCTAGAGTACTAGATAAGCAACGAGGTATGATTCGTAGTTGGAGGCGTAACTACGGCGAGTTGGAGAACGGTTAATGGCTTGGACGTATGATCCTACTACCCTTGGGACAGCTACTGCTGCTGAGAGGTTAAACAGTGTTAGGTTATTGTCTGGGGATACAGACACTAATGACCGGCAGCTTGAAAATGAGGAGATTAACTTTAGTCTCACTCAGACGGGCAACAATGTTTACTACTCTGCTGCTTGGGTAGCTAGGGTTATATCGTCTAAGTACTCACGACTGGTTGACACAGAACTCGATGGTGTATTAACCTCTAAATACTCTACTCTAGCAAGCCAGTATATGACCTTAGCAGATAGCCTTGAGTATCAAGGTAAAACTGCTGGTGCCGTCATAGGTATTAAAGCCGGTGGTATTAGTGTAACTGCTGTTAAGGCTGTTCGTGATAACACTGACAGAATAGAGCCCAGCTTTAGGAGAGATAGGTTTAAGAACCCTGCAAGTTATAACGAATCCGACTCTTACGGCTACAACAGTTAGGGCTAAGTAATGTTTAGGTCTGGTGACTTATATAGACTTGTTAATGACCACGGACAGTCTTTGACTCTGCGTAAGATTACTACAGATGGGACTTATGACCCTGCTACTGGCAGTAGATCAGGAGAGGCTACAACAGACTATTCTATACTAGGTTACTTTTATAACTATGCGCTAGGGATAGCTGGAAACACTGATGAGATCGTAAGAGGGTCTCGTAAGCTTCTTATCTCTGCTCAAGGGTTATCTATAACTCCTGATGATGAAGACCTCGTTATAGGTAACGGCGACACTGTAAAGATAATATCTGTGACTACTATCTTCTCTGCTGGTATCCCCATCTGTCATTTGTGTACTGTGCAGGAGTAGTTATGGCTAAAACTAAACTTACAGGTACTTTTGAAGAGGTCATATCAGACTTAGATACTATAGCAGAAGATGCTGTCAGAGAGATGTTAGTGCAGTCTATAGAGTTCTTAGTGTTAGAGTCTCCTGTAGATACAGGTGCCTATATTGAGTCCCACACATTAAGTAACACTGCTGGTGCTCCAAGAAGCAGGTCAGCTAGAGGCCGTAGAAAAAAGTCTGGAAACCCTTCGATAGCTAGAGAACAACTCATGTCTGACCTTGGTAAACTAGATTTAACTAAGGACGTCTTTAACATTAGAAACAACTCTCCTCATGCCAGTATAGTTGAGAACAACCCAAGAGGGAACATCCCTAGAGCTGGTGGTCAAGGTGGGTCTCACGTATACACAAGACTAGCTAACATCCTTGGTGGCGCAACAGTAGATACAGGGGCTGAGTAATGGCTAGTATACATAAAACCATCAGAGCTGCACTAGAAAGCCGACTAGCCACCTTAGCCACTGCTAATTCTTTTTCTGTAGCTTACGAGAATGTTTCCTTCAACCCTATCACCGGCACCTCTTTTGTTCAGTGTGAGTTTATTCCCACGCAGCGTGTAAGAGCAGCAAGAGGTCCAAACTCTCAAATACTTTATAGGGGCATTTTCCATATAAACGTACATGCACCAGAGAACGCTGGACCCGCCGCAGCAGAAACCCTAGCTGAACTGATAATTGACAACTTTGAGTCAAACACTGACGTCTCTTACACAAGTGGCGGAACAACAACCATCGTGTCTATAGATTATACTGAAAGGGCTCAGGGCCTATTAGACACACCTTGGTACTACATACCGATCACAATCGGCTGGTACATTTATAATTAGGAGAATAACACATGCCTACCTTCGCACAGGGTTCACGGTCTAGCCTAAGCTTTATCACTGAATCCACTTTCGGGACTACTCCTTCTGGTAACTTCCAGAACATCCCATTCACTTCACACGGCCTAAACCTGACTAAAGATTTAGTTGCGGGTACAGACATTCAAGCTGACCGTATGCCTCGCCATGAGCGTCATGGTAATAAACAATCCGCTGGTGACATTGTAGTTGACCTTCGTAAAGGTGACTTCGACCCTTTCCTTGAATCAGTGATGCTTAACACTTGGACAGACGCTAGTTCTAATGATTATCTGCTAGTTGGTACTACACCTAAGTACTTCTCTATTGAGGATTACTCTGCTGACATTGACCAAGCTCGTTTGTTTACAGGACAGACTGTTTCTACTATGGGGGTATCTATTGCCCCCAACCAGATGGTAACTACCACCTTTGGCATGGTTGGTAAGGGTATGAGTATTGGTGCTACACAGAAGACGCAGGATGCAGCAAGTACTAACGCACCTTTTGATGCCTACTCAGGAGACCTACAGATTGGTAATAATGTAGCTGGCCTTGCATCCTCTGCTATCATTACTCAGATCGACTTTAACGTAACTAACTCCTTCGCACCTACCTTTGTTGTTGGCTCTGATGAAGCACCAGCACTTGAGGTTGGTCGTGCAGAAGTTACAGGGTCATTCTCCGCATATTTTGACGATGCCTCTCTGATTAACCGTTTCCTTAACGAAACAGAGTCAGCTATTCAAGTGTCTGTCAATGACCCAACTGCTGCCAATGCTTACACCTTCCTATTCCCACGAGTTAAGATTAACTCTGCTGATGTAGGTGTGGATGGCCCAACAAGCCGTGTAATTAGCCTTGGCTTCACAGCACTCTTCGATACGACAACTGCAAGTAACTTGAAGATCATTCGTACCGACTCCTAATCCCTAGCTAGGGCGGGGGGCATTGGTGTCGGGTCTGATGCTCCCCTTTATTTCTACCCGACATAACCCTGACAGGAACCTGACATGGACTTAATGAACTTAAAACCTACCTCTGATACTGTAGAAGTACTCTTAGTACACCCATCTACATTGGAGTCACTCACTAACCAAGACGGTAGTGAAATGTCTATCACAGTATACGCTCCTCATACTAAGGAGTATAAAGCTGTGATGCACGAACATACAAACAAACGTATTGCAAAAGCATCAAAGAGAAAAGCTACTAACTTTTCCGCAGAGGAGCTAGAGGCAGACACAATCGACCTCTTAGTTCGGACAACAGCAGCTTGGGATATTACTTACGATGGTAAGAAGCCTAAGCTAACACCGGCACTCTGCAAAGAAGTTTACACAAACTTGTTCTGGATTAAGGATCAGATAGAGGAGGCTGTTGCTGACTCTGTGGATTTTACGAAAGCCTGATCCAAGACTTGCTTGAGTTTGCGGAACATTCCTTCGCACTCAACAAGACTGATGAAAGTGGAACAAGCGAGCGTGAGCATCTGGAACAAGTAGAGAGGCAGACGGGTATTAGACCAAAGGAATTAGAGGGACCAGACTTCCCTTTTCTTTTGTCTCATATCTGGTCTGCCTTTATTGCATGTAGCAAGGCTAGGACAGGAGGTTTTAGTGGTGCTAACCCTCTAACCTATGAGAACATCAAGTCTTGGATAGAATTAACAGGCACACCCCTAGACCCCAGAGAAGTAGAAGCCGTCAAAGAACTTGACGTAATATACATAAGGACGCAGTAATGCCCACAGTTGACCTCAGATTCGTAGTACACAACAGGAAAGATATTGATCTGGCAACTAAATCGTTAGTTGCGTTCAACAAGGTCAGTGTTCGTCGCCAAAGTAACTACGATGCAGAAGCCGCTGCTGCTAAAAGAGGTATGACGGCTACTGAACGGCTGATTAGGTTAGAAGACAAGCTTATCAAGCAGCGTCTAAAAGACAACCTTGTTGGAGAGGCTAGGACACAGCAGATTGAAGCTCACGAACGTATCTTGCAACAAGAGATAAGGACCCTCCAAGACTACATAGACACCGATAAGGTGCTAGAAAAAGAGCAGAAAGCTGCTATTAGAACCGAAGCAAATTTAGCCAAGCAGCGAGAAAAAACTAAGAACGACACCGAAAAACTTCGGATGACCTATGACAGTACTTACGCTGCTACTAAGAGGTACAAGCAGGGCCTTAAGGATATAGACAGAGCCTTTGAAGGTATGGAAGACGGGCCTGAAAGAGCCTCCCGTGCAATTAAAGCACTAAAAGCTGATTACAAAGCTTTCATAGCTGCAAGTAAAAGTGGACAAATTGTAGACGCAGGAAACCAGTTTGCCCGTTATGGTGATCAAGCATACAGAGCCCAACAGAGAACTAAGAGGTTTGCATCAGTTGGTCTGCAACAAGCAGGTTATCAGGTCAATGACTTTATCGTACAGGTTGCATCTGGTCAGAACGCACTCGTAGCCTTCGGGCAACAGGGTTCACAGTTAGCTGGCATCTTTGGTACTGGGGGCGCTGTTGTGGGTGCCGTAATTGCCGCTGCTGCTGCGATTGGTAACCTAATCTACCAGACTCATACGGCAACTAATGATACGAGGGACTTTGGGGAAGTCGTAGATGACCTTAAGGACTCTATTGAGACGTTAGTAGACTCGATGGAACCTTTAGACCTCAAGGACTTGGGGGAACAGTACGGAAGTATGGCAGGTTCTATGGCTAGGATGGCAGACTCTGTAAGAGACTTAAACGCTGCTATCGCTGACTCTGACTTTAGAGCTTCTTTAGAAGAGTACGCTAAACAGTCAAAAGGTTCTATAATGTCAGTCGCTGCCGATATGCTTGGCCTTGCTGACGCAGCGCAACGGGTGATAGACATTTCACCAACCCTACTCGCCGTGATTGCTCCCAGAGCTTATAAGGGTTATGCCTCGGCGGGGGAGGAAGCGGGTAAAGCCTATGCTGAGGACCTCGCCAAAGGTTTCGGTACTGGGGTCAGTGCTGCTGATGTAGAAAAGTATTTTCAACAACTTCTTGTAGCAGAACAATCTGGTACAGCAGGAGATGCGGCCCGTATAATAGAAGAGTTTGAGGAGAAGATCAGGCAGAGTACTGGCGGGTTTACCACACTGACCATGTCAGGTCAGAGGTTTGTCCAAAAGATGCAAGAGCTTCGTGAAGAGTACTCTCAATTACAGTCTGCAATAGATGGCAGTGGGTTATTGCAAGCTAGTCAGAACAGGAGCAACGAAGCTTCAGCGAAAGCTATAGCTGCCGCAAGAAAAAAGGCCCTTAAGTTACAGGCAGACATAGCGAAAGCTACGGCTAAGATAGCTAAAGATCAAAAGAAGGCACAAGACGAAGCTGCCAATGCCCGTATAAAAGCCGCTGACGTGGAGTATCAGAGGCAAAAGAATATAGAAGATGCTAAACTCTTAGAAGCTGTCAGAATATATAAAGACAGGATTAAGAAGGAAAACGAGGCCTCCGAAATAGCAGAAAAACTCATGCTTGAGGGCTACGAACACCAAGCTGACCTAATAGCCGCCCAGAAGGAAGCAGAGTTAGATGCCGCTGTTGAGGTATATAAAAAGAGGAAAGAACTGCAAGATGCAGAAGCAGATAGGTTAGCCACCTTCAACGCTAACTTAAGTCTGTCTCGGTCACCATACGGTGTTAACATGGGGCAGATAGAAGGCGCAGTAAAGATATATAAGGATTCAAACAACCAAGGATCAAAAGGCAAAAAATCAACAACTATGGAAGGCCCAATCAAGGCTCTGGAAAGACAGATAGAGTTAAGTAAGGCTTTGTTTGGATTAGAGGGTCAGTCTCGTAGGGAACAAGAAGTCTATATGCAACTTAAGTTCCAAAACCAAGACGCTGACATTAAGGCTAAAGAAAGTCAACTCAGGTCTATATCTGAACTTGTAGCAGAAGAAGAGAGAAGAACTAGGGTATTTGAAGAACAGAAAAAAGTACAGAAGGAAGTAGCAGACACCATAGCTAACAGTTTTGGTAGTGCCTTGACCTCTATAGTAGATGGCACAAAGTCAGTTAAAGATGCCTTTAAAGATATGGCTAAAGCTATTATTAATGATCTGTATCAAATTTATGTTGTTAAAATGATTACAGGTATGATCAGTGGTGGTATAGACGATTTTATGAGCTTTAATGCTTCTGCCTTTGCCAACGGCAATGTGTTTAGAAATGGAAACTTAGTACCATATGCTGATGGTGGTGTCGTAGGTGGACCCACTTACTTCCCTATGAATGATGGTCGTACAGGTCTCATGGGTGAAGCTGGCCCAGAAGCTATTATGCCACTTAAGCGTGGTAAGAACGGTAAGCTAGGCGTACAGGCAGAAGGTGGATCTGGTGACGTTATCATCCATCAGAACTTTAACTTTCAAGCTAATGGTGACGAGAGTGTTAAGAAGATTATAGCACAGCAAGCCCCAGCTATTGCTAGTATGACTAAGAAGCAAATACTAGATGATCGTCGTAGGGGTGGTCAAATGAAACAAGCGTTTGGGTAAGGAAACCTCATGGCACTAAAGACTGCACCAACTGATATAGGATTTGCACAAATAACTCTTAGTGCTATGAACGCTGTTGCCACCTCTGAGTCTCCCTTTACTTATAAACAACAAATAGTACAACACACAGGTCAAGCATGGAAAGCCTCTGTAACTATACCACCTGTCAGGAGAGACTTAGGTGAACCTTGGATAGCTTTCTTATTGTCGTTACAGGGACCAGTGCATACCTTTCTCTTAGGTGATCCTAACTGTACAGAACCCAGAGGTACAGCTACTAACAGTTCTTATACAGCTACGGGTACTGCTGGTGCCTCTTCTGTTACCCTTACAGTCTCTGATGGGACAACACTTAAAGCTGGTGACTATATACAACTAGGTACAACTAGTACATCTAAGTTACATAAAGTTTTGACAGATGTATCATCTACAGGAGCAGTAGATATATGGCCTAATCTAAAAGCTACTTACTCTGGTGCTGCTGTAACTGTAGACAACGCTAAGGGTGTCTTTAGACTAGCAAGTAACGTACAGGATTGGCAGATAGGTAACTCTAGTACTTATGGTATCTCCTTTGAGGCTGTAGAGGTAATTACATAATGACTAGGACTATTCCCTCAGTAGTACTTAATGCCCTAGACGATGATGTAATCTCTCCCTTCTTTGCTGTAGAACTGTTGTTTGACAGTCCTAATGAGATACGTCTTTGGACAGGAGTGGGGGAACTTTCTTACGGTGGGCATACTTGGACAGGATCAGGCAATTTACTAGATATATCTTCTATAGAAGAAGCCTCTGACCTTTCTGTAAGGGGAGCAACTATTACCCTTAGTGGTATGACCTCTGAGGTAGTCTCTCTTGCCCTACAGGAGCCATATCAGGGTCGTGTCTGTAATATATATTTTGGCATTACTTCAGACACTACAGCCTTAACTCAGACTTTTTCTGGTTATATGGATCAGATGAACATACAGGAAAATCCTGATACAGCTACTATAGAACTAACTGTAGAAAACAAACTAATAGACCTAGAGAGACCAAGAGTTGCTAGGTACACTTCTGCTTATCAGAAGTCTGTGTATTCCGGAGACCTTGGCATGGATTTTATAGAGGACTTACAAGACAAAGAGATAATCTGGGGAAGAAGCCCTGATAAAGCTACAACGCAGTAAGGAGTTAACTAATGGGCCTTAGCTTTAAAAGCCTTGCCAAAGCTGTTGTTAGGGTAATTGTTCATGCAGGTATAACCTTTGCTCTGGCTACTATACCTGTGATAGGGCCAGCTTTAGCTAACGCTTACGCATTCTCAGCCCTGTCCTATGAATCCTCAAGAGCGTTCAGACCCAGTTTAGCAGGTGGTATTGAACGTAAGAGGGGCTATGAAGTAACACAAAGGGGTTCTACCATAGCCCACCAGATCATCTATGGTAAGATGAAAGTTGCGGGTGCTAGGATATTTGATGGTACTACAGGTACAGATAACGTAGACCTACACAGGGTTGTTGCCTTTGCTGGACATGAAATAACTTCTTTTGAGCAGATATACATTAACGATGAAGTAGCAACTATAGACGGTAGTGGTACTGTAACTTCTCCTAGTCGTTACCAAGGTAAGATTAAGATTTATGAACACTTAGGATCACCAGACCAGCTTGCTGACAGTAACCTAGTCAGTGCTGTATCTAGTTGGACAGATAACCATAGACTTCGTGGTATTGCTTATTTGTACTGTAAGTTCACTTTTGATGCAGATGCCTTCCCCAATAACGTCCCTGAGATTACCGCTGTCATTAAGGGTAAGAAGTTATACGACCCAAGGAGTCCATCTGCTGCTAATGCTTGGTCTGATAACCCTGCCCTGTGCGTAAGAGACTATCTAACATCTACAGGCTATGGCTTAGGGGAAGCTAATGCCAACATAAATGATACCGCCTTTATTACCGCTGCTAACATATGTGATGAAACTAGCACAAATGCTGGTACAACACGATACACCGCTAATGGTGCCTTCACTACAGCAATAGAGCCACAGGAACTTATAGCTGACCTTATGACCTCTATGGGGGGTACTATATGGTACACTCAGGGCTATTGGAACGTAAAGGCTGCTAAATGGACTGCTCCTGTATTAGATCTAAATGAAGACGATCTTAGGTCAGGACTTAGCTTGTCAACTAGACACTCTCGTCGTGATAACTTTAACAGTGTCAAAGGTACATTTAAAGGTTCAGAAAGCAACTGGGTAGTAACAGACTTTCCACCTGTAACCAATGATGCTTTTGTTCTTGCTGATAATGGACAAGAGTCTTCTATAGACTATGACTTCCCTTGGACTGACAATTCCATAGAAGCTAGAAGAACAGCTAGGATTGTCTTAGAGCGTAACAGACAACAGCTACAGGTTCAAGCATCCTTTGGTCTTAGGGCTTTTCAAGTACAGACGGGTGACAATGTAAGGATCACTAACACTAGACTTGGTTGGACTAACAAAGAGTTTGAAGTCGTCTCTTGGACATTTGGGTTACAGAATGAGTACGACCTCCAAGTAGAGATGACCCTCAAAGAAATATCTGAGAGTGTTTTTGATGAGGTTGACGATGGTGTAGTATATGAAAGAGATAACACTACTCTATTGTCTCCTTTTACTGTCCCTGAGCTTGGAATTAATCTTAGTACTGAGTTAAGGAGGGTTAAAGGTAAGACCCTTGGTGTCCTGCTGATTGATATAAACAACACAAGCACCATCATGGATACAGCAGAGGTTCAGTTTAAAAAGACAGGAGACACTAACTATACTTCTCTTGCAACTATAGGTGCCTTTGTTGGTACAGACAGGGTTGAAGTAGTTGGTGTAGAAGACGGTTTCTATGACATAAGGGCTAGGGCTACTAATTCCCTTGGAGTACATGGAACCTACAACACTATAAGCAACCACTTTGTAGAAGCACTAGGTTCTCCACCAGCAGACGTAACTAACTTTGATGGTAACGTAGTCGGTAGTAACTTGTTCTTAACTTGGACACCAGTTACTGATTTAGACTTAGCCCACTATATCATCAGGTACTCCCACTTAACTAGCGGTGCAGTATATTCAGAAGCAGAGGATATAGCACAAGTACCTGTTGGTAGCAGTAGCCTTGCCATACAAAGTGCTGGTGTTGGTACATACTTTATTAAGGCTGTAGATGATACAACAAGTGGTTCCAATGTTTCTGTTAACCCTGCTACTTTTGTTGTTACCTCTATTGGTATAGAAAATCTTAATGTTGTAGCTACACTTACAGAAAATCCATCCTTTGCTGGGGTTAAATCTGGTGTAGCTATAAATGGAGATGGGTATTTAGAGTTAGATATAACACCTCTTTTTGATGATGCTACAGGTTTATTTGATGACAAATCTGGAGAACTTGATGATTTTACAGGTTATGCTTCCTCTGGTATATACTACTTTAGTAATGCCCTTGACTTAGGACAAAAATACACAAGCCGTTTAAATTATACTTTTACAAGCACTAGGTTTGATGTAACAGATAAGTTTGATTCTGCTACAGGTTTGTTTGATGCTAGATCAGGTGTGTTTGATGGAGACCCTACAGCCTTTAATGATACTTCTGTTTCCCTACAGTTAAGACATACAGATGATGACCCTTCTGGTACACCAACTTGGACAGATTGGCAATCGTTTTCTGTATCTGATATTGCTGCCAGAGCCTTTGAGTTTAGGCTTATTATGACATCTACTAATACCAATGTCACACCTGTAGTTAGTGCCTTAGCTGCTATAGTGGATATGCCAGATAGGGTTGAGTCTGGTAATGACATAACATTTACAGGGACAACTAACGTAACTTTTGCTACAGGCTTTGCCGCTACCCCCGCTATAGGTCTATCCCTAGCTAACTTAACTGATGGTGATAGGTATACAATAACAAGTAAGACCCGAACTGGGTTTACTATAAACACTTTTACTGGGGGATCAACAAGCACCAATGCAGTTACCCTAGACTATGTAGCTAAAGGCTACGGAAAGGAAATAACGTAATGTCGCAACACGACTTTAACATTGCTAATCAAAGTTTTCCTGCTACTAGGACAGACTTGAATAATGCTCTTGCAGCACTAGCATCTAACTCTTCTGGAGATTCAGAGCCTTCTACTACCTATGCTAATCAGTGGTGGTATGAGACTGACACTAACATTCTTAAGATCAGGAATGAGGCTAACAATGGTTGGGTAAGTGTTATTACCCTAGACGCAAGCATGACTGCTGCTGCTAGTGAACTAAATCAGCTAGATGCTATCACTAGAGGTTCTATCCTTTATGGCAATGCTTCTGGTGAAACAGCTAGGTTAGCTAAAGGTGGTGCTGGAACTGTCCTTACCTCAGATGGTACTGATATATCGTGGGCTGCTGCTGGTGGGGGAGTTCCCGCAGGCGCAGTAATCTATCATGCAGCTAACACACCCCCGACAGGCTTTATAAAAGCTAACGGTGCGGCTGTTTCACGTTCAACTTACTCTGACCTGTTTACAGCTATTGGAACGACATTTGGTGTGGGTGATGGTTCTAGTACGTTTAATGTCCCTGACCTTCGTGGTGAATTTATGCGTGGCTGGGATGACTCTCGTGGTATAGATAGCGGTCGTTCCTTTGGATCTGCTCAGGCAGACGAGCTTAAATCTCATACGCATCCAATAGTCGGACGCACCTCAATTACCGCTGCTAGTGCGAACGTCGGCGGGGTTGGAGGGACTACAATATCTACTTCAAGTGCGTCTGGAGCAACGGGCGGCACAGAAACTCGAGGAAGAAACATAGCTTTACTTGCTTGTATCAAACACTAAGGAGACACTAAGGTGAACGTATATCAAACTGACATTGATGGTGTCTTTATAGGCACAACAACAGCAGACCAAGACCCTTTGGATAACACTAATTGGCTTATCCCAGCGGGTTGTGTAGAGACTGAACCACCAACAATAACTGACAGCCAACTTGCTAAATGGAGTGGTACAGAGTGGGCTGTGGAAGATATACCCGTTGCAGAGCCTAACCCAGAACCTGTTGCGGCAGAAGTTTTAGCTCGTGCAGAGCGTGACGAACTATTGATGACTTCAGATTGGACACAAGTTGATGACTCTCCTGTAGATAAATCTACATGGGCGGCATATAGACAGCTTTTACGGGACGTACCAAGTCAATCAGGATTCCCCAACACAATCACATGGCCCACTAAACCATCTTAAGGAGCAACCAATGGGATACAAATTAGGACTACGAAGTAGGCAGAACCTGTCTGGGGTACATCCCGACATGGTTGCTGTTGTTAAAAGAGCATTAGAGATTAGTGAAAAGGACTTTAGTGTAACTGAGGGTGTTCGTAATATTGAACGTCAGCGTATGCTTAAGAGGACTGGTAAGTCAACTACACTCAAGTCTCGTCACCTGACAGGTCATGCAGTGGATGTTGTCCCTTATCCTGTGTCGTGGGAGTGGGACGAGTTTTACCCTATTGGTGATGCTATGAAGAAGGCAGCGGAGGAACTAGACATTAAGATTGTATGGGGTGGTGATTGGAAGAAGTTCCCTGATGGTCCACACTTCCAGCTAGACTGGAAAGCCTACCCCTGTGACTAGGGGGGAGGAAGACTGCTTTGTAATGGGTAAAAATATATCGGCAACATTACTGTTTGCATTGGTACTCCAAGCTGCAATGATAGTTTGGAGCATATCACAAATGAGGGCAGACGTAGATGCTAACTACGCCTCTATAGTTAGAATAAGTGGTGATGTAAAATCTGTTGAAGCATCGTCTAATATGCAAGCTGTGCAACTAGGTAAGATCGAAGAGAACATAAAGGGAATTAAAGAATCCCTTGAAAGGATGCTTGAGGTCATGGAGAAAGACTAATGCTAGACCCCATAACGGCTATATCAGCCTGTACTACTGCATTTACAATGACTAAGAAGTTGGTGCAACATGGCAGAGAAATAGAGGACGTTATGGGGCAACTAGGGGAGTGGTTTGGAGCCGCCTCTGATCTTCATAAAGCTGAACAACAAAGAAAGTCCCCTTCTACTATACAGAAGCTAACTGCTGGCGATAGTATAGAAAAAGAAGCCTTCGACATAATAGTACACAAGAAAAAACTAGCGGCTCAACAGAAAGAGCTAATGTTTTTATTGAACATGAGATTTGGTCCTAATACTTGGGATGAAATGATTAAGCTAAGAAGGCAAATTAGGAAGGAAAGAGAAGAGACTGTCTACAGGGCTATGGAAGCTAAGAAGGAGATGATCAATAACTTAGGACTGTTTGCCTTATCTGTTGGTATACTAGTTGTTGTCTTTGGTGGTGTGTATTTAATTGGTGTAGGTACTGGTACGTGGTAAAAATATTATTGCTGACCCTCTTAATTTCTACTGTGGGGGGAGTAGAGGCTAAGACCCGTATGGTTACCTGTCACTTATGGAAGTATATTTCTATCATGGGTGTGCAGCAGTGTTGGTATCGTGGCCCTAATGGCTCCTCTTCTATATATTTTCCCACACCCCTAATACCCAAGTATGAGTACGGATCAGCTTTTAGACAATGCCCAAGGAGTTTTGAGTGTGCCTATCAATTTAAGAAACGCAGACCATCAGCTAAAGAAATACTGGATGGATTAAAAGAGGACTTTAAATGACTGTAGCAATGGAAAGAATACTTGCTTGGAAGATACTTCCACGAATAATGATGCTTGTTATGACATACATGTATATAGAAGTGTTATTCTGGTTTATGAATCTACCACCTGATGCCATGACTTCACAGGCCACAGCACTAACTGCAACTGTAACAGGCGCTATGACTGGTGCTTTTGCTGTATGGTTAGGACATGAAAAATGATAGGTTCTATTATTAAAAGTCTGACAGGACTAGCCACAAGCGTTATAGATAGTAAGACACAGGTCAAGTTAACCGAAGCTGAGATTAAAAGAAAGCAGCTTACTGGTGAGATTGACTGGGACATAGAAGCTATGAAGGGTACTCAGAACTCTTGGAAGGACGAATGGATAACGCTGCTTTTCAGTATTCCATTAATACTTGCCTTCTGTGGAGATTGGGGCAACGATATTGTAGCCCGTGGCTTTGCTGCACTTGAGGTTATGCCTCAGTGGTATCAGATTGCCTTGGGGGGTATCGTTAGTGCCAGTATAGGAATGAGGTCTGTGAGTAAGTTCTTTGGTAAACAGTAGCGTATTAAAGTTCCCGCAAATGTCAGAGCTAGATAAGCAATATCTTGAGCTAGAGAAACAGCAACAACAAATTAAACAACAATCTGATTTAATAAAATCTCGTAGTAACAAAAGTAATACTTAAAATTAAGCCCCTGCGTCCACTCAAGGATACAGGGGCTTTTTTATTTGTTGTGCTCTTCTTCTAGGTGCCTAAACAGAGCATACATAGGCACCTTTAGTTTAAACTCTATATCCTTCTCTAGTCTGTCCACCTTCCCTACTAGCCAGAGTATTAACACGGTTTGAACAACAATTACTATAGACATTAAGTCAGGCATCACCCACCACCTTAATCAACCTAGACCCATACCACTCGGCTTTCTTTAGGTCTTCTATGCCATTCTTATAGCGCCACCTATGTAAGTACTTGGCAATATTCCCACGTAGGTATCCGATATACTCCTCTTTGGTTAAGAAGTCTTCAATGTAATCAATACACTCGATGTTACCTGTTCCATAATGGGGTGGGTGATTAACCATGTCGTCACGAGGGTTAAAGGGTGCAACTGTTTCTTTCCATTTAGCCATCACAAATCCCCCTTCTTACTTAAGGGAGAGGGGAACTCTACGCACTGACTTACAAACTTATAGCTAGGGTCAGGCTTAGTCTGAAGTAAGTACAACATATTAAGTTCCCTTACAGCCTGACACCTTTCTTCTGTCTTGTAGGTCGCATTAGGTGCCCGTACAGAGTAGTGAGGCTCTCCGTCTTTCATCATGCTTAAAACAACTATATAAACATATACCATATTTCATCCTTTCTACAATCTTATTAGCTCCGCTTCTTTATAAGGAATATGGTAGAACAATTCCCCCTTAACAATATAACGACCTTTAGCAGTCCTTACAACCCCCTCTGTCATTTGTTGCCCCCTAATCATCCAACACTGGCTTAAGTGGACGTTAAAGACATAGAAGTTTACGTTGTTGTTATACTTCTTAAGTAGCCTAGACTTACGATGGGGTATCCTTATTTCTGTCCAATCATCGGGCCACTCTCCTTTCCATGCCCTTTTGACTTCACCCTCTGAGTAGTATGTCACGCCTTTCTTAACAGTCTCTACATCTGCGTAGTAGTTCTCCTTTACGTTAGACACTGTATGCCCCTGCTTCTCTAGTATTTCTATAAGCTTGACCTTTGCAGGGTTGTCAAACCTGTCATACAGACTTTGCTCAAACCTCTTTCTGACTTCTACCATTATGTAATGTCCACCATCTCACACACATCACCAGTACAGGCCATAGTCTGCATACCGCTGGTGTTGTCCTCTACTTCATAGTTAGACAGCTTAGTCCAGTCAATGCTGTTAGGCGAGGTCTCTACAACCTCGTGATAGTGATCTTTGTCACACTCTTGGTAAGGTGCTTGTTGATACGTGTGTTCATCAAAAGGTAAGAACGATACACCTGACATTTCATCAAAGTGTTTGTATACGAAGGCACCTACCTCTAGCCACTCCGCCTTCTTGACGTTAATCGTAACACTAGGCTTATGCTCACACCAGTGTCGTTGATACATCAACCACATCTCTAACTGTTCTATAGCAGTCATGTCAGCAGTATGGATAGCACCCAGAGGAGAACGCATAGGAAAGCTAAACACTGTGGTAGCATCGGGCTTCATTACGTCAGGCTCATTAGGAATACCCTGATCAATCATAAACTGTGTCAGGGGGTCTTTGTTATCACCACGCACAGTACGGATATAATAGGGACTGTGACGAGCATGAATGCCAGAAGATGAGTCAACCAGTTGGGAAACTGTTCCACTGGGCTTGACACAAGTAATAGCAGTGCTATGAGGGACACCAAGACGGTCAGCCCACTCAGCGTTAGTAGAAATAGCCACATCCCTTAAATGCTCCAATGTTTCTGACAGACCTTCATTAGCCAATGTCATTAGCTTGTTGTCCATTATCCCCGTGAGTGACACACCGAGCAACCTTTCGGCTTCGGTATTCGTTGACCACACCTTTCGCAGATATGGAAAGTGGGTGTAGGTGGACTGTATAGTCCCAAGTATAGTTGCAATGCGGACTTTTCTTGCAAGGTCTTCCACACTGTCGTTAGCACGGATGACAACTTCCGTAAGATTACAGAACTGATTCGGCCTAAGAATGATTTCCGAACATGGGTTTGTTCCGAACTCATAGCCAGACTCTCTACGTCCATTTTTTTGTGCTTGTCTAACTGACGCTTGTCTGTTGAATATTCCCCGTTCTCCACTACCACTCTCCATTAGTGCAGTCCACTCACGCATGAATGACATACTGTCTGGTTTTTCTGTATAAGCTACAGAATTATTAGCTAGGCCTCTTTGTTGTTCGGTTTTCCACCAATCCCCAGATTTAGCGTAACGCATACGATCATCTGATAGGTTGCTTAAAGAGATCATAGCAGAGCGTCTAACGCCCCCTACAACGACAACTTCACCAATCTTACACATTAGGTCATGACACTCAATGCTGGACAGCCTACGCCCCTGTGCAGCTTTAAATGTAGTAACAGCAAAGTTAAACAAATCAACCAAAGGAGCAGGACCACTAGCACGACCACCAAACGTCTTAAGCCTAGCACCAGCAGGTCTAACTTTAGACACATCCCACTTAGGAACCTCACCAGCCCATAGGAGTGCCAACACTTGTCTAAGACCCTTAGCCCATCCTTCCTTGCTGTCCTTGATGACGACAGTCGTTTCACTCTCGAAAAGAGGAGGAACATCAGGGAGTTTAGTGATGAACTGACGCTCAACACTGAAACCAACCCCCGTCCCGCAAAGGAGGATGAACATCGCCTCATCGAAAGACTTAGGATCATCTACGGGTAAATAGCTACAGTTATACATACAGGTGTTGTCTCTATTTGCAGCAACACCAGCAGTCATAAGTGACCTCATACTTGGCATGACAGACAGGCTGAGAATAGCTGCCTCAACCTCGTTCATAACATCAGGGTCATTAGATAGGTGGGGAGATAGTATATTAGACACATAACGGCTAACTGTCTCCCCCCATGTTTCACGACGACCTAAACCTTCAAGCCAACGAGCGTAACGACTGGTGGCAATAAAAGTCTGGTAGTCTGTTGGTAGATAATTGTTCATACTAAATCCTTCAAGTTAGGTTTTTTATATCGGGGGCCTTTCATAACCTTGCCGTTTTTGTCCTTAATTGGCTTACCGTCATCCCCTAGCTTAGACATATTCGACTCATGCACTCTCCTAAAGGCTTCGTCTAAGTCCCATCCGAATGTGACTGCATAACCATAGATTACATATAATAGATCAGCCAACTCCTTGAGCCTAGCTTGGGGAGTTGTTTCGTCTACAACCTCGTAAAACTCTTCCCGTATCAAGGCAAACCTAAAGTCTTCTAGGTCAGACCCTAGCTTATACTCCTTGTCCATAGGTTGTCCCATGTGGTCTACGAACTGTGTAACCATCTCTTGTGGTGTTGCATCTGGGAATATATGAAAATCCTTAATTTCATCCTGTGCCATATCCAAGAAGGCATCTATGTCATCTTGTGTAATCATCTTAGTAATCCTCGTCCAAGTATTCATCTAGGTCTATTAAACCTGTGTGGTGCAAGTGAAGGGCTACTTCGTCCTCAGTCAAACCTGCGTCTAACATTAATTGAAGTAGCCCAAAGTTTTCCACAACACCAAGTAACTCATGGTCATCATGGTATACAGACATTAGGCACCTTCGTAGCCAAAAATGTAAGGCGTGTCTGAGTGCTTAAAATGCTCTACAACCGCTTTTACAGAGTAATCTGCTAAGGTCATGTCTAAGGGTTTACCTAGATACTCGACAAGAACTTTACTTAAGCCACGTTCATCTACTCTGGGTTCACCTAGTAATTTAGTTATCGTCATTTCTTCCATCCTTTGATTAAGTCTATATAGTGATCTAGTTTAGTTATTACTAGCCACTCTTGTCGGTCTGCTCTAAAGAAAACTACTGGCTCATACTCACCACCCTGTTTGGCTTGATCAACAAAGTCATAGATAGTCTTCAAGTTCTTTCTGCGCTTTACCTCAGCAGAGATAGGGATAAGCTCTCTTGCCCTTGGGCTCAACTGTATGTCCTCTCCTTGTTGGCCCATAGCCGTTGACCTAACATCGTCAGGTTCTAGTTCTGGAAAGGCTTTCAGTATCTTGTCTCTTATCTCCTGCTGACCTAAGCGGCCTTTGGCTTTCGATGATGCGGCGGTTCCCATATCTCCCCTTCCGTTCGTCTGAGCCAGAGTAGTCGGGCATTCTCTAGTACCCTTTCTTCGTCACCATCGTACCTATGTACCACGGTCTGATATAACTCCTTCTCGTTATTACAGTGAACTAGCATGTCCTCTGCTTTTACAGGGCCAATTTTGTAAAGCCCTTTGATGTTGTCTGCTGCATCACCCATAAGTATTTGCTTATAGAACCAATGCAACCCATCAAAGTGATCCATCAGAGTAAAGGTCTTCTTAGTTAGGTTATAGTGAAGGCCCTTGATCTGTAGCATATCTTTATCAACACTAGCTACACAGGCTTTGTAACCTGTCTTAGCAGAATCAATAGCTATTAGATCGTCAGCTTCTTCACCCTCTGAGGTTATAGCACCCCACTCGTCAGACAGATACTTACGGACTGACTGTAAGTGATTAGGCTTGGGTTTGTCACTTCTGTTTCCTTTGTAGACCGCAGTCTTGGCAATATCGAAACGAAAGTTACCTTTACCCGTGAGATAAACAGAGTAGTCGCCAGTCTCATTATAGAACGAACACTCTGCAAGAATCTCCTTCATAAAAGCATTAGTATACTCTAGTGCTTCTATTTCAGTACACTCACGCTTTACACCATCTGCCTCTACTTTGTGGGCGGCGGCACGGTATGCCACTATGTCGCCATCCACGATAGTCTTTAAAACTGGGACCATGTTTCCTCTCCATTCATAACCTTGGACCCTATAGCTAAATCTCCGAACCCTGCAACCCTAGCCACGTTTTGACAATGATCTAGGAAGTCCTCGATTGTCTCTACATTAGAGGATGAATAGGAAGCCTCACGTTTATCGTCAGGCCCCCATGCTTCTTGGCTAAGAGTGATAAGCTTCACTTAGAAGCCATCCTCTGTTACAGTAGACTGATACTCCACCAAGTTAATCACACCGATCTTATCAATACGGTGTCCTGTACGATCACCTTCACCATAGACAGTGACCTTAACTTGCACCTTAGTACCGTTGCCGAGTTCTCCGTCAGAGAAAGACCAGTTAGAACCCTTAGTCAACTCGTCACCAGACCAGTTAACCACTTGCGGAGCACCCCCCAGTGTCTCTGCGATAGGGTTTACATTGTCACGCTTGAGACGAATGTATTGACCAATACCATAGCCATCACCTGACCGTGGGTCTTTAAGACGTTTGTGGCCCCGAAACTCCTCTGCCACACCAGCATCCCAGTACATTTGCAAATCAGCTTCTGTCTCTGGATAGAAGTTCATATTAAACTGACCTGTCGGGTGAAAGTCAGGGTTGCTATCCATGTTTTCCTTGAAGACCCGTGCGTACTCTACGAAACCCTTCATCACGATAACTCTTGCTTTTGCCTTACTCATTTTACATTCCTTTATATGAGGTTTAGTGTATATAGGATCGAAAGTCTATCTTTCAACCCCCTTTAGTGAATTTCTGCATAATTTTTACCAAAAGAATAGTCGATACCTAATGGTATGTTTAGGTTAACATCCTGATTGGCATATCTCATACAGTCTTTAAGGTCTTTAGCCAGTTCATCCCCCTTTGCTTGTGGTATTTCTGCAATTATCTCGTCATGGAACTGACCTAGTATCTTAACCCCATGACCCCTGACGTAACCAACCCAAGTATCAAAGCAATAGACACCTGTACTTTGGTTTAGTGTACTGAACCTGTCCTTATCACTACGCAACACATGCCAGAACTTTGACACAGGGTTTTGTATCCAAGACTTGCCGTGCAACTCTCTAACCTTAGCTTGGTTAGCCACCTTCTGTACGGCCCAGTTACGAGCCCAAAAAGCTTCTAGTAGGTTAGATGCTGCCGTTTGTGTAAGACCCGTCTCACGGGCCAGCTTAGGGGCTCCTACGCCATATGTAGCACTGTAGTTAACCACCTTGTAGTTCTTACGCAACGATTTGAGGCTAACTTCACCAGAGTTGTGTTTGTCAATATCTTCTTGTGTTACAGCACCAGCAAACTTAGCAAGGTCAAGGTGAGGGTCAAACCCGTCCTTAGACATTTCTTCAACATAGTCAGGATCAAGGGGCTTCATGTAGTGACGCTTAGTAGTATCCTCTAAGCTTACCATATCAGCACCACATAAAGTCATACCTTCCCGTGCAATCAAGCAGCTACGAATGTCCTCGCCGTAAGGCTTGTCCACTGAGGGTAAGTTAACCAAAGGGCGTGAGTGCTTGAACCTAAACGTATTGGTCAGACCACTGATGGTAGCCTTGAGGAACCCGTCTTTCTCGCAGGAGATAAACGATTTGATGATACCAATACGGTGCGACAACACAGTGAGGCCATCTAGTAGGGCTACACCTTCGTTGACGTCTATAAGACGTTTAACACTAGCACACAGTTCACCATCCTTGCGGATTTGTGGTATCTTCCTTTCTACCATGTTGACACCATCACCTTCCTTAACGAAGTTAAACGTACAGGGCTCCCACCCCATAGAGAACAGCCAATCCTTCACCTGATCTGGAGAGTTAGGGTTAGCTGGATCAGTCTTCTGTAGCACCCGTAAGCTCTCTGTAGTCAACGGATACTTAGCTTCCGCTAAAAGCTCAAACCACTTAGTAGCACGAGCAGATGGCAGACCATTCTTTAAAGTCATTCTAGCTAGTGCTGGCTTGTGCTTCATAACCCAATGCTGCTTTTCTGGCATAACTTGGATCAACTGATTGACCTTAACTGCCTTAGCTGCTTCCCAGTCAACTAACAGGGCGTTAGCTTTAGCTGTATCAAGACGCCAACCATTGTCAGCTTGCTCTCTGGCAGTTCTCATTTTGGTTGTCAGATAGTCTAAGAACCTAAACTTGTTAGCATCATTTAGATACAAACGATCAAGCTTCTTGTTCTGTATCGACCACAGACGAGAGTTGATCTTTACATCTTCCTGACAACGGTGAGCATAATCATCCTGCGACAAGTTGTCCCAGTCATCTACTACAGGCTTAGGCACCCCGAAGTCTTCACCATAAGATGCAAGACCATGACTGGCCCTCTCTGGCGACAGATACCAACTAACACTTAGAGTGTCGATCAACTTAGCTTTGATAGTAATACCTAAGACCTTCTCGATTGCAGGAACATCAAAGCCAACAATGAAGTGACCGATCAGGGTATCTTGGCTCAGAAAGAACTCACGCATTTCATCGTAGTCAAACATAGACACAGGCTCTACCATGTCAGGTGTCTTGTAGCTTACAACGTGTATCTTGGTTAGCTTGTCCAAGAACCCATCAGTTTCAATGTCGAATACAGTCATGTGTCTCCTCCTTCTTTTGCATCCCAGTATGCCTTCTCTTCGTCATAAGTTTTGTAGTACTTTTCAACAAAGTGTTCAATACCATCTGAGTGGTAGTGTTTGCGTCTCGATGTTCCACCCCACTGCCCAGTGGTGTAGTAGTAAGAATAGCGAGGGCTATGTCTACTCTTTGGCTCCTTCACTTTGTAAATAAATATCAAGCACTGATCTTCGTACACAAAGTAGGTTAGTCCTTTTGAGTCCAGATAATTTGTAACGTGCTCTAGGGTCTGATTAGTATACTTTCTAAACTTAGCTTCCCCATTCTTCTTACGGCCCACATAAACCCAACCTGCTTTTTCACTAGAGTCTTCTTTTAGCTCTGGCATTATATCAATCTCCTATGTATTGTCTGCACTAACTCTATAGCTTGGCAGTATTCTTCTACTGTAATATCTATCCATTCACCACTTGTGTCACCGTATGCGCCTAGCAATGTCCAAGCAGAGGAGTCATACTTATCGTCACACCCAAGCCTAACAATAATGTCCTGTGGCCCTTCTTCCTTCGGGACTATTACTGTGTAAACCTCGTTAAAGTTATAGTACTCTTCTGTATTATCCATAGTCCAACTCCTGTAATGTAAACGTATCCATGTTAAACCGAAGAGAACCAGCGTAACCCTCTTCACTACATGGGCGGTTTTTCTCAACCTTCAAGGTCGTTGTGTTTCTTTCCTGCTCGTCTTCTGCTTCTCTGTCACGACTCAAGTCTATAATAACCGAAGCCCTTTGTCCAATCATTTTACAATACTTAGGATCACCGTCATCATTAGTGTGTGCGATAGTAATGATACCCACATTAAGTTCTGCTGCTAACTTAGACAACCGTACAGACAAATCCGACAACAACTCTTCCTTAGAACTCTCTGACCTACCCGACACTACATCTTGGATGGGCTCAAAGAATACATACCGAACATCACAAGCCTCACGAAAGTATCTGATCTGCTCACACAACTCCTCAGTGCTCTGCCCATCACCCAAGAAGAATTGATAGATACATTCGTTCTTAGCTATCTTCTTAATGGCCTCTTCTACTTGCTCAGTGGCACCCTGTGAGTCGATCAAGTCCCTTCGGGTCACATTCATACCCAAAGAGTAACTAACAAGCCCTAAGAGGCTCCTAAGCTTTGTCTCCTCTAAGTGCCAACTGGCGAATGGTACGTTACGTTGTATCAGGTTGTACTCTAAGAACCGCATCACCTCTGTCTTGCCGATACCAGTGGGTGCTTTAATGACGGTAAAGTGACCCTGCATGAGTCCCATGATTTTGTCGTCAAGGGATTGTATACCTGTAGGCACAAACTGATGGTCGGGAGTTTCTCTAAACAGCTTAAGGAACTGATCAGCAGTGTTAAGAACATTGTCAGGAACATACTTCTTAGCGTTCCACCAAGCAGACTTAAACTCCTGTCCAGCCCCTGCTTGTAGAAACTCGTTAGCATCTTTGTACTTGTCATGCGAAACCCTGTAAGTCTTGTTGGGGAACAGCTTTGATATTTTAGTGGCAATAGCATTACCAGCTTCATCCCCGTCAACACTAATAATGATCTTCTCAAAGCTATTGATCCATTCACTACAGTTCTCCCACAGCTTCTTAGAGGGGGTAGCAGAGGGCAACGACACCACAGGGTTAGTGTAGGTGCCAGACTTAAGCATCTGCGACACAGAGAGGGCGTCTAGCTCTCCCTCAGTTATGGTCAACATCTTAGATGATCCAGCGGTGAAGAAGTTCATACCGAACAACTCGTCACCCTTGAACCCGTCCTTAGCCCAAAAGCCTTTCTCTACTAGGTTACGAACCTTAACGCCACCACTAGGGTACTTGTACTCTTGTGTGGTATCAAAGGTCATAACACCGTAGTCTTCCATAGTAGAGGCTTTGATGCCCCTCATGTCAACATACTTGCCATCACCCGTAGTGGGTATGGTCTTTGTGGTCGGGATGTATTCGCTCATGTTTCCTCTTTCTTTCTTCGGGTACTTGTCTTCTGCCCAGTCAAATATTTCGTGCGACTTATTGGCAGGGTATCCCTGTCCGCAACTGTGACACTTGCCATAGCCTTCTGTATTGTAGGCAAAAGCGTCAGACGAGCCACAGGCTACAAACGGACAAGGTTGGTGTGGTATTTCAGTCATCGTGTTCTCCTTTCGACAACACATATCATATGGCAACAAAACCACAAGGGTAAACTTTATTTTTATTTACCTCTTGACAACAAACAAAAGTGCCCCACTTAACTTAAGGGCCCTTTAGTTAAACATAAGTTTTTAACTATTAGTATTAAACATAATAGTAATAACTTATGTTAAACTTATGTTAGTCACTAGCGGGTAGCTTTCTGCTTTCCATAATTATTTTACCATCTTGTTCAAACACACAATACATATGGTTGTTGTGGATTATGTATAACGTGTGTGGGTCTATCCATTCTATTTTCATCTGTTGCTCTCCATTACAGCTTGTGCAAACCCTCTTGGTGTAGCACTTCTTATGTTCTTAGTCCTCATAGACTTCCCACCTAGCTTCATCATAGGCTTACTGTAGCCATTACCGTAGTAGTCAGAACAGTCAACCTTTTTCTTCTCAGGCATCTTAAAACCATTACCTGCCCATAAGCAAGTCTTCTTTCGGTAGGCATCCCTATCTGGAATGTACTCAGGCCACTGCGGGTGTTCTGACTCGTCCTCTGGGATGTACCCCCCATACTCATAAGGGTGAAAGCTGTAGTCAGGCTTACGCCACTTAGTAGCCAACACGCTTACAGGGTTTTCTATGAAGTATGGTATCCCTAAAGCCTCAAACACCTTTGCACAGTTGTGTACGTGGCTAACCGCTTTGTCTTGAAACTCTGGGTCAGCTTCTGCTTTCTTCTTGAACCATGCAGCCCCAGAGACAGCTAAGTCTGTGCATACGGGAAAAGCCATACCAAAGAAAGGTTCGCAACCGATGAACCTGCCAATCACCGTTGTAATGTGCTTAAAGTCGTGTAGGTCAGCATGTGTGTACGTTATATATCCCCCACTGTCATAGGTTTCTACCCTGTCTTCCTCGTCGTGCTGTATGTCATAGGCATAGCACCAATGCCCTGCTTTAGCCCAAGGTTTAAGAGCCTCGCCCGTGTAGTCATACAGGCTTATGATTGTCTTAGGTCTCATTTTACTAAAGCCTCTACTGATACTGGAAAGAGGTTGATCATCTCGCTTTGTATATATTCTGCAACTAACCTAGTCTCATACTGTGTGTCTATCTTACATCTTAGGTTGCACATATCCATGAAAGCATCTAGTGAACCTGACCAATACCATTCTGTCATTGTAGACTGAGGTAACACCATACGTGCTTGCTCTGGGCATACTCCTGCTTTTATAAAGTCCCAGTACAGTGACATGCAAGACTCGTCCATTACAGAATCATAACCGTCAGCTATGTCCATAGTTTGGTAGAAATACCCAACCTTTTGCTTGAGGTGATCAGGTGTGTATCTATCTCCCCCTTGAACAAGAAACTCTGTAATAACTTTGTCAGAAGAACCCTGTTTTTTATCCTCAGCTTTACCACGCCACACTTTAGGGGTGTAGAACTCAGGTGTATCATCCACATATCTACGACTAACCTCATTCCATCGTAGAAACTTATGCTTGACCAACTGCCTAGCTACAAAGATAGGAGCCTTGACATGAAAGGATGCAAAGGCATGACCAAAGGGTGACATATGTTTATGCTTGGCTAGGTACTTGATCAGTTTAGCATCCTTGTCTTTTAGTTTAGGTGGACCCCACTGATCACTCGTATCCATCTCACTCTTCTTGCCAAATGACACCCTAGCTGCATTAGCAACACTCAGGTCTGATCCCATGTGGTCTATGTATGTTACTTTAATCATGTTTAACCTTCCTTTTTCTTGTCTTACCATCTGGTGAGTATGTCCAAAGGTAACTTCCATCTAAGTCATTGTTGTCAGAGTTATACCATGCCCACCTAATACAGTTCCACACATTATAACTTGTGTGGTAGTACCAAGGGAAACAAAACTCATGTCTTTTTTCTCTCAGTTTAAGGTACCAAAGGTAAAACAGTTTTAATCTTTCACCGTATATTTTTATCATCAGTCATGCTCTCCGTTATTACGTCTGCCATTATAACCATCGACACGTCTAGCAAAATCAGATAGCATCTTTGGATTTCTATTAGCGGTATCAAATGTACCAACTGTGATAGCTATTGCAGCCAACAATAACACATGCGCTATTGCTGTTAGTCCAAACACAACATAGCTACCCAAGAAAATACTAAACACAATGCACCACATCCATGCAAGTATCTGTAAGATTAAGTGACGTGCATTGTTGTCAGGTATATTCTTTAGTGGACTTCTATCTGAATCCATTATTAGTGTCCACGTATCGTATATGTGGTGTCTCATTTACCTGTTCCCATCCATAATTTTAATTGTGCCCTTAGCTTGTGGTTTTTCTCATTCATTTTCTTAGCTTCCCTTTCCCAGTAGTCAGCCTCACGTTTAAGAATCTCGTAGCTTTCACGCAGTTTCTCATTCTCTTTCTGCACTCTTTTTAATTTAGTCATTAACTCTCCGTACTCGTCATACATCTTCATAAATTGGTCACGACTTATCATTTTTTTCTCCTTTACTGCCAGCACTAGATCAAATTCCCACGTAGGAGTCAACAAAATTCCCACGTAGGGTACAAATTCCCACGTAGGGGTGGCAAAAATGTCACACTAAATTCCCACGTAGGGGCCAAATTCCCACGGAGGGCTTTCCATTGTAGGGCTATTAGTAATGCCCGGCCTAAGAGTATTAGTATGACTCTTAGTATTAGTCTGAGTAATAGTCCTGGTTTTAATAAGACAAAGAAAAAGACCCTGAGTATTACTCAGAGCCTTAGTATTAATAATTGTATGAGTATTTAATAAGGTAATAGTCTGACTAATAGTCCGGCTTTTTTTGCTTTGGCTAACTCTGACTCAGCCTCTGACTTTTTACGGAAAGATTTATGACAGACCAACTCGCCAGATTGGTCATAGAATGTTAAGCGATAGTAATAATAGTTATTCATCTTAGTTTCCTTTCTTTCTAAGATACGTGTGTGGTATATAACAATTACTAATAGGACAATGTCCTAGATTTGGGACAGGGACCGACCAAATAATATCAGCTATTAGTTGATTAACCTCCCTGTCAAAATCCTTTTCGGTCTGTTCCCGAGCTATTACTGTGTCTAAGTGTTCCAGCCAGCTTGTGTCTATATCTGTTTTGCTCATAGTATACCTCGTAATTGGACTATTTTCACCCAGAAAGGCCCACCCAGCGTTTCAATTCTGAGCGGACCCTATGAGGTCTGTTATGATACTAGGGTATTACCAGTAGGTAACACGCCGCATCTTAGGGTCTACAAGGTCTAGCTCTTGTATGAGGTCATCATAGGTAATGTTATTAGCATCTAGCCAGTCTGCTATCTGGGCAGGGTATTCTCGGAGCAGGTCTGTAAGGTCGTCCCGTTCGTCACGTTCTGAGCTACCTATCTGAGCAGGGTACACGTCATCGAAAAAGACAGAGGTATTGTATTGCCTATTAAGACGAGTCCAGTCACTGTCCCAGCCGCCACGTTCGTACTTGTATTCTGAGACAGACGGGTCACGAGATATGACTAGCTGAGACCAGTCTGCGGCTACAAGAGCATCTCTGAGTTGCTTGAGATAGTATAGGTCTTGATGCTCGTTCTTAGTGTGTTGGCCGTAATAGCCTACAGACAGATTAGTACACTCTGAGACATCAGAGGCATATTCGTTGCTATCTGTATAAGCGCCGGTATCGTCTGGACGCAGATGTAGGTCTAAGATCTTTGCTAATGATACGGCAAAGGCATCTGAGCAAGTACGCAAACCCATCTGATGCGTAATAATACTTTCCGTACCCTTACGGTCGAACGATATTACGGCATTTAGTCTTTGTAACCATCTAGGATTACGTCCGACAATGTATCTGGAACCTAGGCAACCGATCTCTTCTGAGGCATGGACAACATAGACACCCTCGACACCTGCTCTGATCATCTCTAGCTGCAACCATATGCCAGTAGTACAGTCTGCACCAAGGCAAGAGCTGTCTGAGATAGGCGGCAAGGAAGCATTGTCACCCTTGACTAATACCTTTTGTATGCCGTCTGACTTGTGAACAGTGTCATGGTGACTAGCAAAGCAAATGGTCGGAGCATGTCCTACTACAACAATATAATTTCCTTCATTGTCAGGTTGACCAAATACTGGTCTGAGGTATTTCTCGCAAAACTCTCTCTGAGTTTCTGAGTGTTGTGGTCGGCAATAGGCCAACATCTCAATAAAATTATGCATTCTCCACCTAGCTTTCAGTAATAGGGGTTGTCGGGTTGTTGTCGTCTGAGTTGTCATCTGGTTTTTCTTTCCATAGTCCAGTGTCATCACAAAGGTAATAGTCTGGGTGATTTGCTACTTCTGTAAGAGATACAGAGTCACCGTTCTCTAATGGGGCTAAGTTATGATCTGGATAGATTTCCCCGTCCCAGTCAGAGGTAAAGTAAGAAGCGTCATATTCATCAACACTAATAGTATCACCATTTGCAGTTACCCTAGTGTCACTCTCTAGCCAAGTCTCGCCGCTACAGGTGACAACAGTATGCTGATGCGTACAGTGAGAACAGTATTCCTCGTAATCAGAGGTTTCAGTCTGCACCGTGGTGCAGTCGTCTATCTCTGTGTCATCGCCGCAATAGCTACACTGCCTGATACGGTCATGGTAACAGTCAGAGCAATAAGTATCGTGATTATAGTAATACTCATTACCCCGACGAATACTATCATTGCAACAGGAGCAGCTCTGTCCGTCACCGTATAAGATACCTTGATAAGTAGTGCCACTAATATCACCGTGACGGTCTACAACTAGATATTTACCACAACCGGTTTTCCTAAGAATTTGAGGTTGGACATCAAGGTATGGGCCAACATATTCGCCATCCTCATAGTCAAAACGTAAGAGCCTAGCACCTGACCATCTTTTACCATTGTGATGACTGTAAAGCTCAATACCTTTCTCCGACAAGAGCTCTTGCAAAGTGTCAATAGACTTTTCACATACGCCGTATATTGGTGCGGCTACAGGATCATTCTCTGAGGCATCATATACAATAACATTACTGCATATTTTGCCAGAGTTATCCTCTGTCCAGTAGACAGTAAAATCTCCAGAGGCATAAGCCTCAGTAGGTTGCATAGGCAACTTCCGAGTGTCGATAAAGTCATATCTCATACAGCTGTTGCCAAGGAACTTACGACCAGAGCTAGTATCTGGGTTCTCTAGTTTTCCTATGGGTCCGTGTTTGGCACGAACAAAGTCTGCCCTAGTCTGACCAAAGTGAATGGTCAATTCCTTGACCGAAAACTCATGGCGATATTCGTCATTGAGGGTCTCGATTTCTTTATCAGTAAGACAAGGAAACATCTTTCTGATACCTTTGCCAGAACGCAAGATAATGCGCCCCTCTCTGCCACGATCTCTGCCCTTCTGGTCTAACCAAAGCGCCAGAAAACCCGCAGACTTAAGGTCATGGTTTGGCAACATAGTATTTACTATTAGCTCTATCTGGTCACTAACTACCGACCGATATGCAGAATAAGTATTCCTGAGCATGTGTAATAAAGCGTCACACTGTTCATCACTAATAGAACCATGTATGTGATCGTTATTAACTTTTAACCGTGCTTTTCTCACAGCGTGATAATAGACATCTATTTCCTCCTGAGCTATTTGATTTACTCTGGAATGAAAGTGGTTTCTTACCCTACGAGCAAGACCTAGAGGATCAGGGTCGTCTCCTAGTTCATACTTAGGGAAATTAGCAAGTGCTAATCCCCAATGCCTTACACAATGGTCTGGCATGTATTCATCTGCTAGTTCTTCGGAAATCATAATAGTTCTCCTATTAGAAAAAGCTCAGAGTGAGCAGGCCAGAGACATTCTGACCCAAGATCAACATACCAGAAATAGCCTCAGAAGTCAAGCGGAGATTTATTCTATGAGGTTTGCTAATAGTTAAGTCCAGGAATGTACTCTGCGAGAATATCTTTTGTTGACCGGGGTTTAACCTCTGAGATTTTGTGAGAACTAATGATAATTGGACTTATGGGCAACAAAAGTATTAGGTCCAGATGGGGGGAAACTCTTAGTCCGAGTCTTAGTATTTTCCTGAGTAAACGGATGAACTACGGCTCTTAATCATATGATTACTCAGACTATTTCCCACGGTAGGGGTCAGAGTAAGACTATTAGTATGACTCAGAGCCGCTTGCGGAGCAAAACCAATTCCCACGGTAGGGGTCATAGTATTACTCAGAGTATGACTCAGACCCCACGAGCGGAGCGAGGCTATTTCCCACGGTAGGGCTATTTCCCATGGTAGGGGTCCGGCTATTTCCCATGGTAGGGGTCATAGTATTACTCAGAGTCAGATTCAGAGCCACTCGCCTTTAGGTTGAGTGAATTTTATTTTACTCGCTCGCCTTTAAGGTGATCAGCTTAAGGTAGATTAGAACGATTCTAAAACAGCTTCAGGTTGTATCGCCTTTAAGTTGATTAGAATGATTCTAAGCACCGTATAAGTTGTATCGCCTTAAAGTTGTATTAGAACGATTCTAATAACCCATAGGTTGTATCGCCCATAGGTTGTATTAGTTTAACTCTGAGCAACCTTAGGTTGTATCGCCTTTAAGTTGTATTAGCCCGGCTCTGATCAACTTTAAGTTGTTTTAAATTATTTCACTATTATTGCAATTATTTGCTTGACTCCTATGTTATTATATGGGCATAGTGTATTCACAGCAAACGGGGAAACACGCTGCCCCATATCTCAGAACCTTGAAAGGGTTTATACCATGACTAATTTTATTACTTCCGGACAGTTCGTCACTCCCGCAACTATCACCAAAGCTATGTGGAATGTGCAAACCACTAAAGCCTCACAGCTTGCCCTATACGGTGATTTCTTACAGGATGCCATACAAGGAGCTGTCTGCGATGCCTTACTTGCCCTATTAGCTGAGTCTAGTTATGACCAACTAGACCACGTTATGAAATCTTATACCCGTGAGTTTTGTAACGGTGGTAATCAAGCCTATTCCTGCCGTTCAAAATATCACGTGGTTGACTTAATCAGTGAAAAATTGTCTGGCGAGCAGCTCATTATTCTGGAAGGAATGTCTCCTGAGTTTGCTACTCTGCTAAAATCTTATGACGCTAACGTCAAGAAAGCGCAGGAGGAGGCGTCATCTTCCAAGCCTCCTAGTACTGGTCAAGAATTGCCAGAGGCAGTCAAGGCTCTTATTGCAGCTAATGCTCCTAAGTCTGACGCCAAATCAGAGGCCAAGTAATACAACTTCAACGGGAACTGACTTCGGTCGGTTCCCCCTACTTATAGGATAGTGAAATGAAACTTACACAACGTCAGGCAGAGCAGATGATTACAACTCTAGGTTGGGTTGCTACCATCTTAGGTATCGTTCTAGTTGCACACGTATGGGTTGAAGACTTAGCTTGGCTACTCTCCTCATGGGGTATCAACTTATAGGATAGTGGGACCCTTGGGAATACAACCCAGGGTTCTCGCTCTGTGCGACTCCACCCCTATCTATAACATAAAAAAATACCTTGGGGCTCCTATCTACAACATAAAAAAATACCTTAGCATAACAAAGGGTGTGCCAAAGTGTCACACTCATACACTTTTCTCAGAGTTTACCCCTTGACAAATAAAAATTAGTTCCTATATGTCAAAGACAGGACAGGACATAACATATGTTATACGTATGTTAAACTTAAGACCAATAACTTTAGTTTTAATCATAATAGTTAAATAATTAAGTGGAACATACGTTATACATATGTTAGGAAACTTAAGCGGTGCTAGTAGACTTCAGAGAAATAGTACATCATGACAACAAAAGGATAATAGACTTTAGTGTTTATTGTGTTGTCAAGTATAAGGGTCGTAAGTATTACTATATAAATAAAACTAAAGAGGATTGCCTTATAGACCTCTTAGAGTTTATAACTAATGAAGAAGTCTTTGTAGAAGAACTTGAACCTTAACTTATGTTTTTTTTGTTGCCCTCTTCCTTAAATAGGCGATATAAGCCCCCGCACCCTAAACTTTCTTTTGTGTTAAATCAGTATCTTATACAAAAGATACAAAAAAGGTATACTTTAGGGGTTGACATATACAAAAGAATACCTATGTGATGTAGCACGGCAAGCGTCATGCTCACACCTCCCCGAATATATTTCATGAGTGAGACGCAGAGTATCTGACCTTGCCCCCTTATTTTCCCCAGAGAACCTTCAGTTCTACGAAAGAACCGTTAAGTATTATGACTTATCCTAGAAATCAAGTGTTGCCTTATAGTGTCCCTATTGCCAAGTATGTTAGGCAAGCGGTTCAAGATGGTGTGAGCATTAAGGATATTATGGCTACTGTAGCTAAGAAGTATCAGAATGCTCCCGGTTCTCATGGAACCTTTTATAAGTTGTACGGTAATGACATAGCTGAAGCTAGAGCAGAGATTGTCTCTAAGGTTGGTAATGTAGTCGTACAGCAAGCTATGGAGGGACACTTTGCTTCACAGGAGTTGTTCTTGCGTAGTAAGGGTGGTTGGAGCCCTCAGAGCACAGTTAATGACCCCGACGAGTATACTGACCCTGATCAAGACTCAAGTGCTATTGATGCCCTCATGACTTTGTTGGGCAAGGATACAGATGCAAACCCTGACACAGAAGACGCAGCGTAAGCTTACAGCAGAATCTCTGAGAGCTTTATCTGATGGTAAGGTACAAGAGGCCCTTAAGCAGCTAACACCTGACCAAGCACAAGAGTTACAATACGATTGGAGCTTTTGGGCTAGACAGGACCAACTAGAGCCAGAGGGTAAGTGGAACACTTGGGTAGCCCTAGCAGGTAGGGGTTGGGGTAAAACGAGAGCTGGTTCTGAGTGGGTCAGGCATAGGATCAAGATGGGCGATAGGATCGTTCATTGTGTTGCCCCCACTAAAGGAGACGTTCGTAGAGTTATGGTCGAAGGAGACTCAGGTCTTCTTAATGTTTGCCACAAGAGCGACAAGACCTATCGTAAGGCTGACATGGGTTATCCTGTGTGGTCTCCTACTAATAACAGCATGACTTGGGCTAATGGTGCCAAGGCTGTCTTCTTTTCAGCAGAAGACCCAGAAAGACTTAGGGGTCCACAAGCTTACAGTGCATGGTGTGATGAGTTATGTGCTTGGAGAAATGCACAAGATACATGGGACATGATGCAGTTTGGGTTACGTTTAGGTAAACGACCCATAGTTTTTGTTACTACTACACCTAAGACAACTAAACTGATACGGACTATTCTTGATGACGAAAAGACGGTTGTCTCTAGGGGCAGCACTTATGACAACTCTGCTAATCTCGCTGATACTTTTATCGACGCCATCAGGAAGACCTATGAAGGTACACGCCTTGGGAGGCAAGAGTTATATGCAGAAATACTAGATGAAGCCTCTGGTGCCCTGTGGAATAGACAACTGCTATCTAACTGCGAAGTAGATAAAGATGACGTTCCTCAACTTAATCGAATTGTTGTAGCCATAGACCCTGCTATTAGTAATAATACTGACTCTGATATGACTGGTATTATAGTAGCTGGTGTTGATGTAAACGGTACAGCTTATGTCTTAGAGGATCATACAGGACAGTATAGTCCTCAAGCTTGGGCAGCTAAGGCTGTTGAGTTATACAGAGAGCATATGGCTGATAGGATTGTTGCCGAGAAGAATCAGGGCGGCGACATGGTAAGACACACATTACACACAGAAGATGAAGCTCTACCCATACGCCTCGTTCATGCGAGTAGAGGCAAGATGGCTAGGGCTGAACCTGTATCTGCACTATACGAGCAAGGCAGAGTTAAACACGTCAGAGGGCTTAACGACTTAGAGGATCAGATGGTTCAGTGGGAACCTCTTGGGTCTTTAGGGTCGCCAGATAGATTAGATGCCTGTGTATGGGCCATCACCGACCTTAGTCTTAATGGGTACGCAAAGCCACAACTTAAACTAGCATATTCTAGTGCTAAGGGACTCCTATAATGCCCAGAAGATTGAGTAAAACTAAAGCGACCCAAACACTAGGGGTCAGTGGACAGAACGTCCGTAATGGTCAGATAAGGTCTGATGAATTTATTCCTGAGTTACGTGGCAAAGCTGCTATCCGTAAATATAGGGAAATGAGAGATAATGACAGTACTATTGGCGCAGTTATGTATGCTGCTGAACAAGTACTTAGAGACGTCAAACTCAAGGTTGAACCAGCTAATGATACTGAAGAAGCTAAGAACGAAGCTCTATTTGTGGAAAGTGTCTTTGATGACATGGAACATTCGCTTGATGACCACATTGCGGAAGCGTTATCAAGCTTGTCGTATGGCTTTGCTTGGTTTGAGGTTGTATATAAGCGCCGTGTTGGGCCTACTAAGCAATCGTATAAGAAGTATAGTAAGTATACTGACGGGCGCATGGGTGTCCGTAAAATTGTTTGTCGTGCGCCTTGGACAGTCTCTAGGTTTGATGTAGACACCAAGACAGGCGAGGTACTAGGACTCTATCAGGATACAGGTTATGCACTTTCTCAACACTACATCCCGTCTAACAAAAGCCTCTATTATAGAACTACTTCTATTAACGGTGATCCCAGTGGTCGTAGTATCCTACGCAATGCTTACACATCGTATCAATACTTAAACAACCTACAATCTATAGAAGCTATAGCAGTAGAACGTGAGTTAGCAGGTATCCCTGTAGCTCGTATTCCTTCTGAGTACCTTTCTGGGGATGCTACATCTGCACAGACAGGTTTTGTTGCCAATCTTGAGCAAATCTTACGTGATGTAAAGTTCAACGAACAAGGCTACATTATTACCCCTAGTGACACCTACCCTGATAAGGATGGTAGCCCCACTAATGTGCGTCTAGTAGATGTAGAGTTAATGTCCAGTTCAGGCACTCGTAACCTAGATATTGACCCTATTGTTAGGCGTTATCAACATGACATTGCCCGTAGTGTTCTTTCTGAGTTTCTTATGCTCGGTGGGGGTAACAATGGATCATACGCCCTCTCTAAAAGTAAGACTGACCTGTTTCTACGTGCCTTAGAAAGCTACATTCAAGCTATTGTCGATGTACTTAACAAACAGCTAGTAGAACGCTTATGGCAGCTTAATGGACTTAACTACGACCTTATGCCCTGTATCAAGGCTGGTGATGTTGCCCCACACGACCTACGTGAGATTGCAGCATTCCTTCGTAACCTTAACGGTGCAGACATTAACGTCAGTGATCATCCAGAGGTCATACAAGACCTTATGGATATAGCTGAACTGAACTATGACCCTGATACAGAGGTCTCAACTGAAACAAGTGACCTGTCCGATGAGGCAGAAGAAGACAACAAGGAAAATATATAATGGGTACTATTACAACAGGACTTAGTAACGCTTTTAAACTAGAGTTGCTTAAGGGAAACCACGATTTTGATAGTGACACAATGAGAGTTGCACTAATTAAAGAAAACCCATCTGCTAACTATGGACCTACTACAGTATCTTACTCGGAGTTAGGTTCAGATCAAGCATCCGGTAGTGGTTACACTAGTGTTTACAACACTCTCACTACAGGTGCAACTGCTGCCCTATCAACAACAGATGCAAGTGGTAATGCCACAACCTACCCTCAAATGGATGGCACAACTGCTATCTTGGACTTTAACGATGCAGTCTTTCAAAGTGTGACAACATCTGCTGATGGTTGTATCTTATACAATCCTCAGTTTACCACTAATAATATTATTGCTATCTTTGACTTTGGTGGAACTGTTAGTGCTACCTCTGGTGACTTTACTGTACAGTTCCCAGCTCCGGGCGCATCAACTTCTATTCTTCGCCTAGCCTAATACACTCTTGAGGAACTAAAGTCTTATGGTAAAGTTAGTCAACAGAGCTAAAATGACAGTCGCTAGTGGCGGTGCGGGTACTTTAACTCTAGGCACCGCCCCTGACGGGTATCAAACCTTTACAGCTTCAGGAGTTTCTACTGGGGACTACATAAGATATACCATAGAAGATGGTTCTAATTGGGAGGTAGGTTTAGGATACTATAATGCTACTGGCCCTACTTTAGCTAGAAATACTATTCATGAGAGTAGTAATAGTGGTAATGCTATCACCTGTAGTTCTGATGCTGTAATTTTTGTCACTATGTCAGCAGAGGATTTTACCGATAACGCTTCTCCAGACTTTGCCAACACCATTCCAAGTACTTTAGAGTTAACCGCTGGGGCTGTTTCAACTATAAATGCTAAAGCTCTTGATGATGATGGTTTTCCAGTTACCTACTCATTTGATGCCCACAATGGCACTACGGTCTATAGTGCAAGCAGCCTACCACCTCAATTAACGTCAGTGTCCATCAATCAAACCACGGGCGTTTTTAGTTTAACGGCGAACACGTCTGCCACCGGAGCGGGGAACGTAAATTTTAGAGTTAGAGCTTCAGATGGTGTCCGGACTGCAACCAGAACAACGGCTTGTAGTTTGTCGTTCCTCCCGTTAAATGGCTTACTGGGCCTATACGACATAAAAGACAGTAATTCATACCCCGGATCAGGCACCACATGGAGTGACGTAAGTGGCAATTCAGGACCTAATTTTACCTTGGACTTAAGTCTGTGTACCTACACAACATCTGGGACAGGTGGCCTGCCTGCGTTAAAACTCGACACAATTACCGGTGCTGCTCCTGTTTATTGCCACTCAACGGGTTTAGCTAATCAAACACAGCCATCAAATTCAACAGCTGTGTTGATCTTCGCAAAAAGAGAGGATTATCATAGTCCGCCCGGCGGGATACAATGGTTTGCAGGAAATAACAACATACAAAATAACTATTTCATGATGGCAATGGACAGAGAGTCTGCGGCGTTTTTAGCCGAAGAAAATAGTACGGGTGCATCTTTGAGGCCGGGAACGACTCCGTTTGGGACATGGAGCACCAACGGCAAATCAGCGTGGTCCACGTCAAAATTATATATAGATAAAGTCGATGCAACCAACTACAATGCAGGTCAAGTCTGGGACGCAATTTCTGACACGAATAACAACGGAAAATATCACTCCATTGCACTTACTGATGGTCAATTTCACTATGGATTTGCGCCTACTCACATAAATCAAAATTTAAATAACTACATGCCAAGTGGTGATCTGCGGGCTATGCTTTTTTATGATAGGATTTTGACTACCGCAGACCTTACAGGATTACACGCACACTTTGCCTCTGACTACACTGCTGCGACTATGGTACAATAATGCTAGGTATAAGCCCCCTAAGTTCAACGCCATTAGCGAGTGGTGCTAGTTCATCCTCTGTAAATGCTGTTGTAACTATTGGTGGCTTGTCAGCAACGGCCTCTGTTGCTTCAGTTACAGCTTTCTATACACCTCTAATATTCGTACTTGCTGGTGGATCTGGATACACAGGTATAAGTATATCTGTAGGTTTAGGTTCCCTTACCACTAAGACTAGTTCTGTTATCTCTACAGCTACAGACTTAAGAAAGCCTAGTGGTTACGTTCTTAATACGGTAGATGGTGTATTAGCTTGGAGAACGGTTAATGCAGCAGACAGAAGGCACTTCTTCCAGTTAGGTACTGGTAACACTGGCGGTGCGCCTAGTGCATACACCGCAAGTCTAGTAGAGATAGGTACGTTTGAGTTAAACTCTAGTGCTGTACTATCTTATATGAATAACTCTGTGACACTGACGGGACTTTCGGCTAGTCCCTCCCTTGTTACTACTAACATAAGTGCTATTGTAGGGCAGTTTAGACCTGTCACTGGTCTTGAAGGTGTCTTATCACAAGGACAACTAGATAACACTGGTTATCACTACTTACTTAAACCAGAGGGGGTTTCTGGTACTGTAAGTCTTGGTGATCCTATAGGTAAGGTTGTTTACAGGGCTAGA